AAATTAGTAGTAAACTCGAAAAAATTGAAATATATTTCCTTTGCTAAATGGATAGTATTATTATTACAAACTTTACAAAAAATGTCTACTACTATTAATAACGATAATGATAACAGCGCTGAATTACAAAAAGTTTATACTATTACCTTTGGTGATGTAGCAGAAAATCACGCAAAAATGCAGAAAATCGGTACTTTACATGAAACAGGATATTCTATCGAACAATTACTTTATATCCAGGCAAAGCTGACCGAACTTAATCTAGTAACAGAAATGGTCGATTTAAATGCCGGTTTTGATCCCAGTTTTCAGCAAGCCAAAGTTTTAGTGATTAGAAGAGGGGCTCAGTACATTTTAGGTGAGGAAACTGCCGGACTAATTGCAGAAAATGACGCGCAGACAATGGACAAGAAGGCCTTTATGAAGGGCAAAGTGGTCAATAAAGTGGCAAGATGGAACTTATGTTTTGCAGATGAAGATCAAGAGCCGAATTATGATGATGGAAAAGGTAGGATAGTTGCCTGGAAACATCTTCCCAGAATGTCGAGAATTAGACAGGTAATTTCTGAATGGACAGAGGATGTCCTGTTAAATGGTGAGGCAAATTATTATTATGATATTTCACAATGTGGCATTGGATTTCACGGAGATGGAGAAAGACGCAAGGTATTTGCCGTCAGAATGGGCGAGACAATGCCGCTTTATTTCAAGTGGTTTCAGAATTCAGAGCCTGTTGGCGAGCCTGTTGAACTGATTTTAAATGATGGTGACATGTATATTATGTCGGAAAAGGCTGTCGGATTTGATTGGTTGAAGAAGAAAATTGCAACTTTGAGACATTCGACTGGATCTTCGAAATTCACAGGCGTAAAATTAGGGCTGGAAATAAGCTTAGAACAACAGAAACAAGAAAAGTTGGAACAAAACAAGGTCTTAAAGGCAGAAAAGTTGGAACAAAACAAGGTCTTAAAGGCAGAAAAGTTGGAACAAAACAAGGTCTTAAAGGCAGCATTAGCGAAGCAAAAAGAGGAGCAAAAGAAGGCTTTAAAGGCATCAAAAAAGTAGAAGTAGATTAGGATATGTAGTATATTATAAATATAGTAAATATAGTAAATATTATTTTTTATTTTTAGATGCTTTAAGTAGCATAAGCTAGGCCGCAGTTGCCGCCAATAAAGATAATTTGATTGATGCGTTCTTCGAACAAGGTCATATTAAAGTTATAATCATAAATGCGCCAAGTTGGCTTATTAATACCGATAATATCGCCTGTTGCAGGATCACAAATAGTCAAACTTTGTGCCAATGGATCTAATGGTGGAATAATGGTTGTAAATTCAAGTTCAATCTGATTAAAACGGCTCATATTTATTGCACCAGATGGCTGCAATTCAGAATTATTGGAATTCATGCAAAAATTATAGCAGTACAAGCCAGGCGGTGCGTTGCCATTAGTTCTAGTATATTTTTCAATGTAATTATATACACCGGCAGGCTGAATATTTTCTCTATAAGAGCCATCTAACAAAATCCCCAAAACAACCAAAATATATTTGTCATTTTCGGGAGTATAAGTTGGCGTGATTAAAAGACCGGTTAAGTTACCGTTAGGATTTACGCCGGGACCGATAGGAACGGAAATTAAAGTACCGGAGGCGTCAGTTCTATAAATCATATATGATCCGGATGCGGGAGCTTGTATTACATCTTGTGGCATGTAATTATAAGGCCAATTGGAATAATTAGACCATTCATTGCGTAAATTAGCATCACTACGTTGAAAATAAAACATCCAGTTGGCGATCATACCTATTGAGTCAAGGCTGACTTTATTAGGACCGGTAACATTGTAAAATTTCTGCTCATGTACCTGTTTAATTAAATATTTTTGCTCTTCAAGTGCAAAAACGCGTTCTTCTTCATTAGATAAAAAACAATATGTACAATTTAAATGCACGTCGGCATTCCATAATGTTCTTTGATCGGAATAAGAATTAATACCAATGTTAATGTCGGGTGGAGGTTGTAGAAAACGATAAAATTGCATGTACCATGCATTAAAATTAGGGGCAATATATGGAAAATTAAAAGTAGAGTCAAATACATCACGGATTTGAAATAGTTCGTCGATAGGTCTTAGCGTGATGTTAATATGCAATTCATTGTATTGCAATGATGTTAGAGGGAATGCCATTTGGCTTTTAAGTCCGAACCAATTATTTAACGGAATATATAGCATGCGTCCTCTAATAGAAGGTTCGGGGCCTGCAAGTGCATCAGAATAATAAGCATTAGGATAGGAGTTAACTCGAGAGCCGGCATTGGCGGGATCATTGAGTTCAGGAATATTACCGATCATTTCATAAAATAGATATTTTTTGCCGTTAGGGAAGTCACGTTGAACGGATGCTAATAAATAATCGCCGGAATATTCTTGAAGAGTGTAATTGCCGCATGTGATGCTAATTTTAGAGATCATTTTTGCTCCTAAATTTTGTATCCATTTAAATTCATAGGGAACCCAATTCTGACTATTGATGCTTTGAGCGGTGTCATTGGTAGGATCTTGTGGAGGTAAAATAGGGCTCCAAATATTAGGAAGAACGACGGAAAGATAGCAATCCATTAATAAATCGGCGTATCGTGGAATTTTAAATGTAAAAGTAGATTCTTCGGATAATCGTAAAGTTTTAGAGCCTTCATAGTCGACCCTGAATTTTTGTAATCCGAAATTGGTATATTGAACAAAGGTGGATTTAAAGAAAGTTTTTGAAGGGTTACCGTTTAAAATAATATTTTGTTGCCCTTGAGCAACTAATTGCATTAAACCGCCGGCCATAATTAGTATATATTGTTATTATTTTTTAATTCTTTATTTGATGATATAATAAATTAGAATAATAATGAAGGATATATTATATTATATTAATATAAATATATGTCTGCAACAGAAGCATTGACAAATAGCGTGAATACGTTAAAGGATATGAAAGACGATACAGTATTATTAGCATTATCGGTTATAACAATGACGGTAATATTTCTAACATTGATAGTTTATTTTTATTTTTCAGGAACATTATTTTCAGATGGATTAAGAGTTAGGGATTGTAAATATATGGATACGATGTTTGGAACATTAAATGGTAAGTTAAGATCAATAGATACGAATAATGAATTGTATCAATATTCACTAAGAGATTATTATATTAAATCGGCATATAATGCATGTTCGGGGGGGAATTATAAAAATGGATATGTGGATACATGTACATTAAAAGACTTAATTAAGCAAGGTGTAAGAGGTCTAGATTTGGAAGTATATTCAATAGATAATCAGCCGGTTGTAGCGACATCAACGTCGGATAGTTATTGTGTGAAGGAGACATTTAATTCGGTAAAATTTAGTGATGTGCTAAATATAATAAGAGATTATGCATTTGCGAGTTCAACGGCACCAAATCCATTTGATCCGATAATATTGCATTTGCGTATAAAGAGTTCAAATCAAGAAATGTACACAAATTTTGCAACATTGTTGGAAGGATATAATGAGATGCTGATGGATAAACAGTATAGTTTTGAGTATTATGGAAAGAATTTTGGAACAGTAAAATTGCCAGAATTAGCGGGGAAGGTGGTGATAATAGTAGATAGGAGTAATTTAGCATTTATGGAGTCGGAGGCATTTCATGAATATGTGAATATGACGAGTAATTCTATTTTTATGCGAGCGTTGCATTATTATGATATAATAAATACGCCGGATATGATAGAGTTAATAGGATATAATAAATTGAATATGACGATAGGGATGCCGGATAAAGGGTCTGATCCTCCAAACCCGAGTTCACTAACGATGAGAACATATGGAGTGCAGATGTTAGCGATGCGGTATCAAATAGTAGATACAAATTTAGAAGAGAATGATTTATTTTTTGATGATGCGGCGCATGCATTTGTTTTGAAACCGGAGAAGTTGCGTTATATTCCGGAGACGATACCGGCGCCGCCACCACAGGATCCGAATGTGTCTTTTGCGACGCGTACGGTTAGTAGTGATTTTTACAAGTTTGATATTTAAATCAACCAAATATTAAGTTATTAAAGTATCTTTAAGTTCAAATTAAATTAAATATATAGTTTGATAATCAGAAATATATTAAGTAATTTAAAACAATTTAAAAACAATTTATACAAATAATATAACAATGGGATTTTTTAAGAATTTGATTAAGGCAAGAGAAGAGTGGTTATCAAAACCATATTTTAGAAATCAACCTCAACCTCAAAATTTAGATACAAATACAAATACAAATACAAATGCAAAATAATATTTGATTATATTAGATAATATGAGAAAGGACGATACCTGCAAGAATTTAAATTTTGAAGACTGTGAGCTAGCAATATTAAGACAAGCCGTCGATACAGCAGAAGAAAAGCAGGGAAAGATTGCGGCAAATTCGCCTGAAGTGAAGCGCATAATAGGGATTGTTGAGAACTATATAAGACAAAAACAATTGATATGTTATGGTGGTACAGCGATAAACAATATCTTACCAAAACAAGATCAGTTCTATAATACGGATGTAGAAATTCCAGATTATGATTTTTATAGTTCAAATGCGTTAACAAATGCGAAGGAGCTTGTTGATACATATATTAAAGAAGGATTTGTTGAAGTAGAAGCGAAATCAGGACAGCATCATGGAACATATAAAGTATTTGTGAATTTTATTCCTGTAGCAGACATAACAAGTTTACCAAAAGAATTATTTAATGCGATCAAAAAGGAGGCGATAAGAGTGGCAGGTATTTATTATGCGCCACCCAATTTGTTGCGGATGAGTATGTATTTAGAACTGTCAAGACCTGAAGGAGATGTGTCTAGATGGGAAAAGGTACTAAAACGGCTAACACTTTTAAATCGCAATTATCCATTAACAGCGCATCAATGCTCACATATTGATTTTCAGAGAAAGCTGTCATCGAGTGCGGTTACGTCAAATACAGTTTTAGAAACAGATTTAGGACAAGGTTTTAACGATAGTAATTCAAGAAGTAATTCTAAAAACAAATCAGAAGAAATATATGAAACGGTGAAATCAACTTTAATGGATCAAGGTGTTGTTTTTTTTGGAGGGTATGCAGTGTCATTATATTCACAGTACATGCCTCCACATTTAAGAAAACAGTTAGAAAAGATCCCAGACTTTGATGTTTTAGCAGAAGATCCATTAATTGTGGCACAAATTGTAAAAGAAAGATTGAATGATATAAATATAAAGGACGTGAAAATTATAAAACGACCTGCTATAGGTGAAATAATTGCCCCACATTATGAAATTCGTGTAGGAAAAGATGTGATATCATTTATTTATGAGCCAATAGCATGTCATAGTTATAACATAATAAAACAACAGGGGTATGAAATAAAGGTGGCAACAATAGATACAATGTTGAGTTTTTATTTGGCATTTTTATACGCAAACAGACCATATTATGATAAGGATCGAATATTATGCATGTCAAAATATTTATTTGAGGTGCAAGAGAAGAATAGGTTGCAGCAAAAGGGACTACTAAAAAGATTTAGTGTGAATTGTATGGGTCATCAGGAAACAGTAGAGCAGATGCGGGCTGAAAAGACAACAAAATTTGCAGAATTAAAGGACAAAAAGGGAACAGTAGAGTATGATGAATGGTTTTTACGTTATAGGCCATTAGATACAAAAGAAATGGAAGGTGTTTCTAAAAAGACGAAAAAAGGAAAAACGAAAAGAAGATCTAAAAAAACAAAAAAAACAAAAAAAACAAAAAAAAGAAAAGGATTTTTTAGTTATTAAATGCAGCAAACTTTAAAAAAATATTTAATAATAATAATAATTAATTGATTACCTACTTCTCCGATATTAGTATTACGGGTATATTTTTTAAAAATTTTAATGAAAATATAAATATGATGAAGGATGAAAATACTGAACTTGAAAAAATTAATCAATAATTTATGTTTTGTGTTAGTTATAATAGACCAATTATCAATATAGCTGCACATATTAGAAGAAAAGTTAGAAGAAAAAAATGTATGAGTATCTAGAATGCCATTAATAACACGATGAATATTATTATTTTCATTTTTAATTGATATACCGTAATTAAAATTGTATATATTTACAATATTTAAATTGATAATTTTACGGTCTTTTTTTGGTTTAAAAATAAAAGGATATAATCCATCAAAATATTTGCCATTATAAAATATAGATTTATCAATAATGTATGGTACTGAACATGATCGTCGAATAGTTTCAAATATTTCATCAGTATTAGCATAAGTTGATTTTACGATTTGTTTATTTTTAGATACATCATTATATGTGATAAAAAGTTTTCCATTAATTAATTGTAAGAAATTGGGAGGTAATCGTTTAATATAAAACTTTTGTACTTTATTAAAAAAATTAAGGTTATTATATTTTTTAATATGTTTATAGATAATATTACTAATAAAATCAATATTTTCGTCAAGTGAAACGTCTGTAAAATATAGGAATGCCATGAATGATCCGATGCTGCATCCAGATAAACGTTTAACTTTGATGAGTTTATTTTTTTCCATTTGTTTGATATAGTTTAAAAAGCCGAGTTGGTAGCTACCGTTAAAAAGTCCGCCTTCTAATACAATGTCAACTTTTGGTACAGAAATATCAGTATTTACATCAAGATTATTGATTAAATTATGTATATATTTTTGCAGCATGAATATGTATTTTATTATAACAGAAATATTATAATAAAAATAACTAAATGTATAAATGTATTAATTATATTTTAATCCAACGCCTATTTTAAGATAATGTATAAATGATTTTCGTTCTTTTAAATTGCATATTTCGGTATCTGTAAATACATCAATCCATGACAAGTGTTTTCGACGAACAAGTGTGTCTTTGATTTCTCCTCCATATGCAATTAATCCTAAAATTAATAATATATAAATAAAAATATACAAAATATATTCTATTTTATTGATAATTTTGAAATGTGCATCTTGAATAGGTAATAGTCGAATTTTATATGGTAAATCAAGTGTAATCCAGTGTTTTGTATAGTGATTATAAATAAATTTATCATTTTTATCATGTATATTTTTACCCATTTCCAAATAATAATCTTTATTTATTTCAATAAAATAGATTACAAATATTAGTATAAGAACGACAAGCATAACTCTAAAATCTAGACGGGTTGTTATTAAGAAAATAATAAAATACATAAAAGTATATAATAATTTCTGTATAGGTGGAATAAATTCTAAAAAGCCAGTGTTAGAAACAATAGTAACTAAAAAATAAAATAATAGAAATGCAATAAGTAATAATAAAGTTTTATTATTTTGTAAAAACGTGATTTGATGACATGTAAACAGTCCCATAACAGTGTTACTAAAAATAATAAGATAAAAAATGGCAAAAGATTTTATTAGATCAGCTTGAGTAATAGATATTTCATTTAAAAATTCAAACATAGTATTTAATATAATCAAATATTATGTTATTAAAATTAGATAAAATAGATTTTTAAAAGGTATTAAACTGTTTCATAGTTTTAGATAATGAAACAAATACTAGACCAAAGGTGACAGAAGAGAAAAGTAGACCGTAAAGGTTATAATTGCCATCATTATGACATAACAAAGGAATATATTTAAACAGAGTTTTTTTCATGATTGGGAGTTGGAATAAAAAATATAAAATAGAGATGAGTAATGGTGTTTGAATTTCATCATAAATAGTGTCTAAAGAATTTTTCATATGTTCACCACGTTGGAAAGAATTAATATATTCGGATGGATTACTATCATTAATATAGTCGGTAGTTGTAGGAGGAGGTATATAATTAGGCTTAATATATACATCTTGAGTATGACCTTGAGTATTTTGAGGGATATCTCTGCTAGGTAACATGGTAGCGCCTGCTACACTGGCTTGTTGTAGACCATTGACGATTTGACTAATGGTGGATTGATCGAGAGCTAATGTATTAGAATTCGAATTAGAATTGGGGATATGTTCAGTAGCAGTTACAGAAATATTGTTTGCATTGGAGCCCATAGGATCGGTGGGCAAATCATGAATACTGGTTGTATTAATATCAGACATATATTATCTAAATATGCTTTGAAATAGATATTTACGCAATTAAGGGAAGGGTAAAATTTCTTTTTTAGAGTCGCAATTTACGGCGGATTTGTGTAATTTGTAGCATGTGTCGTCAAATTTGTATGTTTGATCATCGATTTCTTCGACAGGAGGTGCGTTATAAGTTGTACAGCTAGGACCGATGCATACTTGTCTAAATAAAGTGGCTAATCCGAGACCAAGTAATATGGACATAACATATTTGCCTGTTTCGGAGTGTACAAATTTAGATAAATACATTATATTATAAATTAAGTATATATTTTATAATATAAAAAGGTGTACTTATTGCTGAATAGGAACCGTTTTAATGGCAAGAGGATTAATAGGGCACGGGCCTTCAATAAGTTTAAATTGGTAACATTGGTTGACTTTATCTTTATATAAAATGTCTTTATAGTTGGAAGGAGAGGGGTATTTAAAAATAGTTTTAGTATCGGGTCCTAAAAAATATATAAATATAAGTCCGATAATAAAACTACTTAAAAAGATGGGTATAGAAATATATTTAGTCAACATAAATAACTTATAAATAATGTATATATATTATTATTTGAATTTAAAGAAAATGAGGTACATACTAATTACCTTGAAAACCTGAATTTAGTTTTAAAAACAGATGCTAATGCATCCAAATATCCTTGATATAATTTTGGATCTATATTTCTATCAGGTTTAGGTAAAAATGTCATCCAAATACCCTGTTTTTCATCACCGCTATTTAGTATTGAATTATAAAATATATTGCCATAATCATAATCGGTATCGTTAATTTTTTTAGGTGGTAACAAAAGACCATCTGGATGTACAAATTCTCTAGTGGAAAAATATGGCAATTTATTTTCCCTTTTAAGTTTAGCATATTCAACATAATAATCTAAAGTTTTCTTCATCCAAGCTTCATCTCGAGACAATGTATTTTTATATTCAGTCGACAAGTCATCCCATGTTTGCTGATATATCATATCATGTTGTCCATTTTCATTAGTCCATTTAACTAAACTGCCAGGACCAACATGAGGCATAATTTCACCTTCAACTCTTCTGTATAGTTCTGGATAAAGATCCGCGGCAGTTTGAATTTTATATGTTGGTGCGACGTCTTTCTTTCTTTCTTGTATTTTATCTCCTTCATCTCCTACCTCTTCTACTAATTCAATGGATGGTCTTAATTTACGTGTCTTTTTATGTATTTGATCTGGTTCCTCGTGTAATTTTCGGGTTGTAGCTTTTCCGGGACCTCTTAAGCCCTTAACAAATGATTTTACTTCATCGGTACCATATAAGGTGTATTCTAAATTATAAAGACTGTTTTTCCTCTGTACTAAAAAATTCAAATCCCCTTTTTCACTGGGGTCTTCTAGATCTTTATTTTCTACAAAATCGACATAACATACTTCATATTTAAGATTACGAATGCTTGTAATTAATGGTATCATTTCTTCTGCATAAAATTTAACAGCCTTGTTTAAAACTTCTGTGTTGCCAGTTTGATCAAATGTCTTAATCATGTCTTTAAATGGCAGTAAAAATTCTACACCTAATTTATCTTCATTAGATTTAATTAAATCT